ACTAGCTGCTCCTTTGGCGGCAGTCTTGATGGCGTCAAAGTCTGTATTGATGGCTTTTGCCATCGTGGCGTCGAGCGCCTTCAACTCGTCCCAATACTTAGGGCCACCGAACAAATAGCCCGATTTGCGCATTTGCGTAAAGCTGCTCAGGCTTTGGTTGTCGCCGCCCAATGTGCCGGTGATGCCTTCTCCGACTTTCTTGGTGGTGCGGAATGCGCCGAATGCGGCCAACACCCCCGCACCTATAGCCAGCGGGCCAGCGACTGCACCAAGCGCCTGCCCAATGCCTGCGGAGATGCCCGCAGATGTGCCCGTGGCGATGCTTGCCAATCCACCCTCAACAGCCAGCCCGAGCGTGCTGAAACCGCTGGCGAATGTCGTTGACAGGCCGGACATAAAGCTGGTGCCAAAGGAGGACATAGCCAGCGATATGCCACTCAAGGCAGTTGACGCTGTTGACGCCGTTGATGCTGCACCCGCCGCACTAGCCGCACCAGAAAATCCAAGTGCGCCGCCAATAGCGGCAGACACGGGCGACATGATGGCGCTGATGATGGGCCTTAGCACCATCGTTTTGAACATGTTGACCACGGTGTCGCGCAGGGTTTTTGCAAAGCCTTTACCAGACTCGAACCCGCGCATGAGGGCGTCTGTCAGTGTGCTGTTGATTTGATCGCTGGTTTTCTTCCATTCAGCGGCTGCGTCGGCTGCGGATTTCTTCACAGATTCGCGGGCGTCTTTGGAGTCGATAGCATTTGCCAGCAACTTGCGCTGCTCAATCTCGCGGGCAATGGCTTGAGCGGCTGCGTCGTTGCCAAAGCTCATTTCAATGGCTTGGTTCTCTCGCATGCGGGCAATCTCCACCATTTCAATTGCCTGAGCAAGACTGATGTTTTGCTCTTTTGATATTCGCAGGGCTTGTTCTTCTGTTTCGAGATTGAGCAACTTAGCCGCGATTGCGTCAGCCGATTTATTCAGGCTTTCAACGTATTTGTCATTTGCCTTTGATGACTCTTCAAGCATCTTTTGGTATGCATCGTTTGCATCCTCGATGGCTTTGCCGTCAGCAATTACCATAGCGCGCCTAAGCTTTATGCGCTCATTTTGCAAGCGCAGTGCATCCGTGTTTTCCTTTGCAGTCTCGCGCGCAGCCGCTGGTGCTTTCTTTTCGTAGCTCTTGCGAATGTCGGCTTCACGCTGTGCAAGCTCTACCCCAGTTTTCCCGGCTGCAATGCCAAGCTCTTTAGCTGCTGCAATCTCGCGCTCCATCTTCACGGTGTCGCCCAGATACTTAGCGCCCAGCTTGTCCCATTCGGCACCCTGGCGAACGGACTCCGAGCGCTCAGCGGCATACTTTGCGGATAACTGCTGATTCTTGAGTAAATCCTGATAGCCCGCTAGCTGGTTTTCAGCCTCGCTCAGTTTCACCCTGTCGCCTGCGTTGCCGTAAATTGACTCAGCGGCTTGACGGCGAATATCAACCATCTTCTGTGCGGCTGCGACTTGCCCCTCTAGGCCAGCGTCCCGCCCAATGCCTTTGATGGCGTCCCACGCCTCTTTAACAGCCCCGGTGACGCCATTCCAACTTCTTTGCACCAGCCCAAGATTGCGCTCAATGTCGGTTGCCATTTGCGCCGTGGCTTTGTCAAACTCGCTCTGTGCAAGTGATGCGGCCTCGGTGGCTTTGCCTTGTTCTGTTAAGGCTTTGATCTGGTCATAGATTCCCTGAGTCAGATATCCCATGCTCTCATTGAGCTTCAACGTAGCCTCAAGCGGTGCCTTTTTCAGTTCGGCAAACTTCTTGGCGGTATCTTCGATTGATGTGCCGGTGACTTTCTCAAACCGAATAGCCGTCAGGGTGAATTGCTCTAGATTCTCAGACGCGACTTTTCCGTTTGTCGCAAAGATGGCGAGTGCTTCGGCTGCGTTGCCTTGTGTGCCAGATAAGCTGTCGATACTCGCAGCCATAGCCATCAATTGGCCTGTGGTGACGCCAGCCTGATTGCCTGACAAGATCAAGGCGCTATTGAATGCGCGTGACTCAGCCGCGCCCTGTTCGTAGGCAATGGCAAGGCCAGCCGCTGCACCCGCTGCGATGGTGTAAGGGTTGATCAAGCCAAGCACATAGCCGCCGAGCGCCCGGGCAGCGTTACCAGCCCCGCCAAACATATCTTTAAGCTGTCCACCCTGTTGCAAGAACACCGTCAATGGTGCTTGCCCGCCTTGTATAGATGTCACGATGTCGGTGAACTGAGCTGGTACGCCGCGCAATGCGTTTGCCGTAGCAGCAGCAGACATGCCGATCTTGTCCAGCGATTGCCCGCCCGACAACATGGCCGCACTCGCCTGCGCTTGCTTCACTTTGACGGCTTCAAGTTGATCAAGGTATGGCTTCAGCACGTTTGAATCTACGCCGCGCTGATTGGCAAGTGCTTTGTAATATTCGACGCTACCCCGTGCGCCTGAGTCCATCACAGCCGTAGTGCGTTGGATGCTTGAGACTAGCGACTTAGTAGCCTGCTCCACCTTTTGCGCTGACTGAGCCGTACCGTCACCCATGCCAGCAAGTGATTTGCCGGTGCTTTTGGCTGTGTCGTCCAGCCCTTTAAGCGCACGTTTCCCCGGCTCAAGACCTGCTGCCACATCCGTAGATGTAGCCGTCACATTGATGTTGGTATTAAGTGCCATTAGTCAGTCTTTTTGTTCATGATGGATAAGGCTTCGGCTTCGATGATGCGGACATCTTCAAATAGCTGATCGTGATCTGCGGCATTCAAGCCCATCCGATCCATTCGGTAGAAAAGCGTGTTGTAGTCAAGCCCACAAGCGCCACCAGCCGACACGCGCCACTGCGTTGACAAGCTGCTAAACAGGCTGATTGCACGCTCGTTTTCAGGCCACAGCTCTACGGGTTCATCATCCTCGTAGTCCTCAACTGTGAAGCCGGTTCCTTCAAGTTCTGCCGCTGTTGGGGTGCGTGAGTAAAGCGCACCCGCAGCGGCCTTTAGTTTTTTGCGCGTGCTGCCGTCAGTTCGGACAAGTAGGCTTCAATGATTGCGCGTGCCGCGCCTAAGTAGTTTTGGGTGAGCAACTCGACGTTTTCACGATCAAAAGAATCCTCCAAGTCCCACCCGCTGGCGATGTCCAGGACGACATCTACATCTTCACGGTCAGTGAGCGATTCGATGAAGGTTTTGAAGGCTTCGCGTGTGCGGCCTTTGAATGTAAAGAGGACGGAGACAGCTTTGTCACCTGCAACCGGAATTTGCACCTTGCTTGTAAATGTAGGTTTTGCAATGAGTGAGAGTTTTGCCATGAAGTTCTTTCGTAGGGTGAGAAATGCCCTTACCCACACCAGCCGCCCTACGAAGGCGAACTGATGCGGGCGGTGCTTGGGTGCCGGATGGCAGAAACAGAAAAGCCCTCGCTAGGAGGGCTTGTGGTTACGCTGCGTAACGTGTCAAACGGTTGTTGCCGTTGAACGCTGCTTTGACCTTGTTGATCTGGCCGTCAGAGAACGAAACGGATTCATTCAGCGCCAGGGTGCAAGGAATCAGCATGATCGAACCAGAGCGCATGTTGATGCGGAGGATCGTGTCGGTCTGAACATCGGTCAGGTTCTTCAAGGCGGTGTAGCCAGCAGAACCAATCGAATCCGCATCCAATTCCATGCTGTAGCTGGTTGCAGAAAAACCGTCGTTGATCATGTACTCGACATCGCTTTCGATGAACTTGTAAGTGACAGTTTTGGGGTCGCCACCAGAGCTTGAGGGAGCCATCACGGTAGTGATCTGCGTGAACGTAGCCACCTTGCGCACAGTGCCGGTGCCGGTGCCAACTGGATAGAAAGCGGTGCTGGTGGTGTCCGCGCCTTCCAGTACAAATGAAGTCGTTCCGGATACCGACTTGATGCGGAATGCTCGCTTATTCAAACGACCCCAGCCAGAAGTCATTTCCACAATGTCGCCGTTTGCGAAATCGTGGGTTGCGGTAACAACAGCTTCAACAGCGTTGGAAACGGCAGTGACTGTTTTTGCTACGCCGAAAGATGATGCTACGAAAAATGTAGCGCCTGTGGGTACTTGTGCCATGTTGGCCTTTCATGTGGACGAAAAAAAACCACATTGCTGTGGTCGGTTGCGCCCAGTGGGCGTAAAAAAACCCGCCTAGATTGCTCAGGGCGGGTTGTTGGTTTGGCTGTTAAGCCGGAATTAAAAAAGCCCTCGCTAGGAGGGCTTGTGGTTACGCTTGCTGCGCTAGTTTTTCTGCTTTACGTCTGGCCCATGAGGCTTTTAGTCCTTCACTCAATGCCTTTCTATGCTCTTCTGATTTGACGTAGCCCTTCATTCCTGCGGATATTGCAGCGCTTCGACGTGCTTTAACGTCCGGCCTAGCGTTTGCGGCTTTTAAGTTTGCTCGATGGGCTTCTGTGCACACGCGTTTTCTAAGCCCTGCCTTATGCGATTCAGAAAGAGGGATGCCTTTATGTGCAGCAGATAACTTCGCCTTCCTTTCGTTCGAGAAAGTCTTTCCTGTTAATGCCTGACTCATTGCAAGGCTGCGCTTTTCACGCCTAACAGGATCAGCAAGCATCTCCCTGATGCCTGCAATTCGTCGTTCTCTTACTTCAGGTGGGGCAATGTATCCCGAGTACCCTTCGCCACCAACCGTTAGATTGCATAAGATATTCCCATGCTCCTTTTGGCATTGAATCAAAAACTTCTCATGCGCGAATGCGTCTTTCTCACAGTCAAAAAACCCGACCTTTTCTGCTACGTACCCGTGCAGGCTAACTGTTTCTTTCCATAGCTTTGATCTTCCGGCCCTAACGCCAAGCCTGTTTCCTTGGCCTTTGCCGACATAAAACACCTCATTGGTGTCTGCCTTGCGATGAACGTAAGTGTAGAATTTGGCCTTAGCCATGATGACTCCTTGATAGTCTGATTGGTTAGAGCCGGTATCGCTTTGCAAGAGCTTTACCGGCTTGCCTATTTTAGGCTTCTACACTGTTTTTTGCTACTGTTATCTAGCTGAATACACGCTGAAATCTTGCATAGCGCCATACGTCTTTGTCTCTACGTCATAGTCATTGACAGGCTCACCGAGTGGCGTAGCTACAAACACTGACGTTGCGCAAAGAACATCCTCAATCTGTCTTATCAAGCTGCTAGCTCCTGCGCGTGTCGTGGCCCATGTGTTGACTTGCACCCGAGTGTTCCTGTGATCTGCTGCGGTGTTGTCAATAAACCGTAATGTCTGCCCGCCCACACCCTGCCAAGTGATGTAGGGATGCACCACAGCAAGCGGCGCAATGTCTGGGTAGACGCGATTGCTTACCAAGCCTTTCAGCAATGTGTACAAATCCGCTTCAAAGCTCATAGCTTGCCTTTCAGTTCTTGCTCAAGGCGATCATTTACGGCTTGGATTGCTCTTTGGTTCACAGCGTCAAATGATGGGCGGAGGAACGGGTAAGCGGGCATACGCTTGGTGCCGAACTCCACAAACCGCCCGTAGAACGCCTTGCTCTTGTTCCACGAAATCGAATAGCTAGCCGTTTTGTTTGGCGTGCTCTCCTGTTCATCAAACGCTTGGTAGATAGCTCTTTGCAGATTGCCCGGTGCGTAGCTCTGTTTTTTGCCCTTGGTGAAGTGCATCTTTTCGCTGCGTGGTGCGCGTGTGCGAACTTCGTCATAAAACACTTGAGCGCCCGCCTGTGCTGCTGGCCGGATAGCGTCGCCGACTGCTGTCTCAATGTTGTCTAGCTGCTTTTCCAGCGCCGACAAATCAAACTCAAGTGTCAGCATTTACGACTTTACAAACAGCGTCCACATACTCGCGCTTGCCATCAGGCAACACAGCATCAATCTCAAACACCTCATTGCCGTAAACAATGCGCTGCCCTGCGTTAACAGCCCGCTGCCTCATCCGCACGCTACATTTACTCACTGATACGTCTGCACCTGATTTGATGGCACTGAGGCCGCTTAGATAGCGCACATCAGCCCACACGGTTGCAGTTGTTAGCCATGAGGTAGATGGCTGGCCGATGTCATCGACGACATCCAATTTTGTTTGGATTTCGACACGATGGCGAAGCATCCCAGCCTTCATGCGTAGCACCGAAACGGAGCAAGCAAGTCCTGTGCAGCGCGTGGCACCTCAGCATCATCCTCGCGCACTTCAAACAGTCGCCCCAATATCAGCAGCATGGCCGCGATGATTAGCTCATTGATCACAACACCCTGGCGCGTGCGTGTGGCTGCGTAGACTGCCCGCATGTAGAGACTCATAGCGTGAGCTTGCTCCATCAGGGATAAGTCAATGTCCTCGATAGCGATTGCAGCGTAATAAGCCGTGTTGTAGGCATCTTTAGCAAGCAATAGTGTGGCTGGCACGGCTGCAATAGCTGTGTCGAGTGCGGTTTGATCAGCGTAGACGTTGCATTGTAGATACTCAATTGCGGCACGCTCAGCGGCTGCGATCTTGAGCGTCAAATCGGCGTCGCCGTCTGTGTCATCAATGCGTAGATGCGCTTTGGCTGTGGCGAGTGTGATGAATGGCATTATTTAGGCGTAAAAAAAACCGCCTCAGTGGACGGTTTGTTATTGGTTGCTCTGAGATACGCCCGATGAATCAGGCGCATGACGCAGCAGTTATGCTTTGTGTTTACGGGGTTTTGGCTCTGGTTCGATTTCCGGCAATGCTTCGCCGGTTCCGTCGCCAGTAATTTCTTGAGCGCCATTCGACTCAGCCACTTCAACAGCCTGCACATACTTGGCAGCAGCGCAATCGTTGACGAGGTGAGCCGCAAAGGCTTCATTGGTGCGCAGAATGTCACCGGTTTTCAGCGTGCCGTATTGCGCAGTCATCACGCAACCGAGAATTTCAACTTCAACCATGATGATTACCCGGCCAACTTATTAGGCTGGCCGGATTAGGTTTAGGCTGGCACCAACAGGCCGTAACGGGCTGCGGCTGGTTTCTCAACCGTCAGGGCAAGGCGGCGCATGGCACGGATGGACACCAAGCCGAGTTGGAAGTTGTTTTCATCGCTGTCGGACATGTCAACCACGATGCCTTCACGGTTGTGCAGCGTCATGGCTTGCGACAAGCTACCAACCCACACCGAGCCCGCAACCATTGCGTTAGACGCCACTACAGGACGGCCAAACAGGGTAGGAGCAACGCTGGTGGCTGGATCGCCCAACAGGTAGCGGCCTTGGCTGTCTTTGCTCAAGCGCATAGTCCACCAGTCACCCGTGTTCAGGATCACCACGTCAGCGGGATAGTCGGCCAAAGCGCAATCACCGATCATCTTGCCGATCAAGTCCAGGCGGTTAGTAGGCGACAAGCCCAAAGCAGTCAAGCTAGCGGCCGTATAACCGTGTGCCGTGAAGTTGCCTGATTTTGTGATGCCTTCAATGTTGGGTGCGGTGCCGTTGCCGGATACCAATTGCGACTCAACACGGAAGTTCACGCCGTACACCATACGCCTGTTGATAAACGCGGCCAAGCTGGCGTTGTCCATCGAAAGCTGGCGGGTGATCTTGATGAAGTGCGCCACGTTCTGAACTGGCATGGTGCCGGTTGCAAAGGTGATGGCAGATTGCGGAATCTGCACGCCCTCAGCAGTCTCAGCGGCCAGATTGGTGAACACGTTTTCGCGCACCCAGTCAATCGCGTTGGAGCTTGTCGGGATGGACGTGATCAAGTCCTCAATCGTGAACTCACGGAAGGCGTTTGTCACCAAGCCGGGGCGGCGTTCGCTGTAGGTGTTGCCAATGGCGTTGGTGACGGTGTTTTTCAGCTCAAGGCCGATAGAACCGCGTGAGGTTTTGCGCTGGAAGCCTGCGTACTCAGCGTTTTTGACGAACTGAGCGCCGTAGGATTCGTCAGCGGGTGCGCCGTCGCCTTGGGCCGATGCTTTTTGCTCAACAGCAAGCAAGCGGTCTGCCAGTGTGCGCTGTTCGATGCCGATTGCGTCGATTGCGGTTTTGGTGTCGGTGGACACTTGGCCCAGCGTTTTCATTTCACCTTCGGCTTTTGCGGCCATTGCGGTGATTTTCAGGTCTACGGCATCAAGTGCCTTCATGATTTGGTCGGACATAGTGTTTCCTTTTGACGTAAAAAAAGCACCTCAAGGGTGCCTAGATGCAGGGTTTTGCGTGCTTTATGCGCTGATTTTCTGGATTTTCGCCAGTATTTCAGCCATTTCTTTCACCTCTTTGTCACTTTCACCTGCTTCACGCAAGCCAAACAACACCTTGGCGCGGGCGGTCAACGCTTGTGCCGCCCCTTTACTGAACTGCCCTGCATCACGCAAGAAAAGCTCAAAGTCTCTGATGGTTTCCATCGTCTTGATTTCGTCGGCGTAACTCTTGACGCTGGAGAGGTCAACACGGGCGAATTTGTCAGCCGGGAATGTCACGATGCTGACTTCAGCCAGGCGCGACACCTCTTTGATGGTGCGTCCGCTTTCTGAGTCGTCGTAACCGCCTTTTGTGAGGCTGTAACCAATGCTCATGCTGTCAACAGTGCCGTGTTTCAGTGCTGCCTTAACCTCTTGGGCGAGTCGATTTTCTGGCGTAAATTCACCAGTCATCAGTAGGCCATAGTTATCTTCCTCGGCCTTCACCCATTTACCAATTGGGACTGCGTAGCTTTCGTGGTTGAAAAACATACGAGGTAAGCCGTGCGTCGCCAGTGTCTTGAGATACGCGCCTTTTACGATCGTGTCGCCGTAGCTATCGACGTTTCCAAATGTTGACGCATAGCCAACAAAGCCCGCGCCGTCTGCCTTGATTTCAAACTTAGCAGACTCAAGGGCGATTGATTTGTGTTCCATGTGTTTCCTTCTATTGCGCGATTACGCTGCCGGTGCCACCGCTTGCAACCTGAGTGCCGATCTTGTCTAGCGGTAGCAAATTAGACTGAACTGTGAGCCCTTCAGAGCCTTTGATGTACGGCAAGCCCTCCAACTGTCTAGCCTCGCTACGTTGCATTACTCCGTTTTGCAGGAGCTTGCTGTAAACGTCTGCCCGCTGTGTCATATTCCCGCGCAACATAGCATCAAAGTTAAATTCAACCGACATCGTGGCCCGTTGTCTAGGCGTCATCACGCAACGCCGGATTGCCTGCTCAATTGAGACAAGCACGGGGCGAAGTGAGATTGTGAAAAATCCGTCTTTCAGTTCAGCGATACCCGAGCCCCATGCGGTAGTTCCGCCACTGTGCCCAATCAAAACTTCAGGCACGCCAAACCAGCGGGCAATTTCTGAGACACTGAACTGCCTTGTTTCAAGCAACTGCTGATCAATGGGATTGATTGAGAGCTGTGAATATTTCATTGCCGCCTCCAGCAAATACAGCCGTGAAGCGTTGCCCTCTGCCATCCCGGCGAAACGCTCAAGCATTGTTTTGCGTTGTTCGGGGCTCAGAACCTTGTCAATCATCAAAACCCCGGTGGGCTTTCCACCTGAGCCAAAAACCTTTGCAGCGTGCGCCTGCGACTTGGATGCCTCGTCTGTACTGCTTCGCATGAATGAGAGCTTGTCTAGCCCCATAGTGCCATTGCCTAGCCCTTTAATGTGCAAGACGTTGGCAGATGCGAGCGCGATTACATCGTTGCCAAAGCTGTATAGGTAAACGACTGAGCCATCTTTCAGCACTTGCATTTCAACCTGTGCGCTGGGCATAGGCCAGATGGCGAATGCCTCGCCTTTGCTGTCACGATCAATCCTCGCGTAAGCGTTCCCAGTCAAGTCAAGATTGAGAATCATTGCCCTGAAAAACTCGAATGATGTCATACGACTGTTTGGGCTGTTGTGCAGCAACTCATACAAGCGATCACCACGGGCCAGCGTCTTTTCACCGTCGCCGCTTGTCTTGTAAACGAAACAAGGCAGGGATGCGATTGTGTTTGAGCGAAGTTCAGCACATGCCCAAACAGCAGAGATCTGCAACGCGCCATCAATGGACGCAACCGAAGTATCTGCAATCAATGGCGCACCAGGCTCAGCAGATTGCTGCCCGACAGTCTCAGCTATGGCTCCACCCCGCCCGAACCAACTGCGGATAGTGTTTGTGAAAGATGCCATAGGGTGATTAGGTAGAGATTGGATTGTTTAAAAAGTCGTCAATGTTTGCTTCGGACGCTGGGTTTAGTGACATCAATGTCACCGCGTTAAATGCTGCCAACAGCGGATCAATCTTGGCAAAGCCTGCAGCCTGTTTAGTGATGATGATGGCGTTACCGCGTGGCTCAATCTTTGCGTTACCAACACACCAATTCATCATTGCTTGCCCGCCGTGGATCAATCCACCTTCGGCCAGCTTGCGTTCTGTTGTCTTGATTGCGCCACTCATGCGCCAACCTTGTGATATGCCTTGCACCTTTTCTTCTGGTACGTCAGCCTGCGTCAGTGCTTCCAAGATGCCGCCCAGCCCAGCCGGATCAGCGCCGATCTTGTCTAGCAATCCTGATGCCTCGCACTGTGCGCAGATTTCAGCGACTTGGTAAACGTCATCACCGATGTTTTTCACCAAGATCAAATCGCCATCCTTGGCAAAGTCTTGGAACCGTGCGGCCTCAGACTTACGGCGCTCTAAGACGCTAGGGTGTGCCCATGCGCGTGTCCAGAGCAACCATTCGCGGGTTTCTTTGTCGCGGCCTAGTACAGCAAGGCCAAGCAAGTCATCCAAGCCGCCTCCGTCTATGCCAATGTCGATCACTTCAGAGCGCTCAATCAGTTGATCAAGTGTGATGCCGGGTGCTTTGGCTTGCTGTTGCCAGAAGTCAGCACCGGGCCAGCGATCCGATCTCAGATTCAGGCCGATCTCTACGTTCAAATGTTTGGACATGAAGCCCAGCATTGCCGATTCACCGCCCTCAGAAGCCTGCTTATGCTTCTTTTCAATGAATGGAATATCAACTGACACGCCCCAATTAGGATTTGTCACATAGGCATTCTCAAGCTCTTTATGCGCCCCTGCTTCGATCATGTGGGCAGGGAACTCGTACAGGATGGGCAAGAATGATTTATCAATCGTCTTGCCGTCGCGCACGTTTCGCGCATAGTCCAACTTCTCTTTAAACACTCCAGCAGGCGGGTTCTCGCTTTGCGTGGTGGCGAATATTACAAATCCTTCGGGACGTGATGCAAGCCCGCCCGTAGCCTCTAGCAGCATGTTTGCGGCCTTTACCTGCTTGCCGAACTCGTGCAACTCATCAATGAAGATGCCGATGGCCTTCTTACCCGATACCGTGTCGCTGTCAGCGGCTACGACTTTCAGCGTGGCCTTTGTCGTGCGGTGCGTCACCGTGCGCAAATGATCCTGAACTTGGAAAATGTCTTTCAGCTCATCGTCAGCCGCGATCATGTCGCGGATTGGCTTGTAGCTGTTGTCGGCCACCTCTTTAGTCGGGGCAAGAATCAAAAACTCGCCCGACTGTCGCCAGTTCATCACCAAGGCTGTGAGCATGATGCCCGCTGCGATGGTAGATTTTCCGTTTTTCTTGCTGATCAGGAGCAAGAATTCATTTACTACGCGCCGCCCTTCGTCTGGGTTGTATGCGCCAAAGATGGCACCAACAAAGCCATTCACCCAAGGCAGTACGGCATCCGACATAAGCGGACTACCAACAGCGTCCACCATGCGCAGTGAGCCGAAAATCTCCAGTGCCCGCGCTGCTTCGTCTGGGTAGAGCGGGTCAAACGGGATCAGTGATTGCCGATTGACAATCTTTTCCTCCCACCCTGGACAAGCTGTTGACCACTCAGGTTTCATTTCAAATCAAGTGCGTTTGTTTTGCGCCTTTGCTCATATTGTCTTTGGCCCACATGGGTCTAAGGTTTGTAAAGTGATTCAGGGCTACAACATCGGATTCATTCTCGGCGGATGAAATTGGCCTAATGTGGTCAATATGCCAATCACTTCGGCCCTCCCATGTCATTCCGGGGTGAAACTGGCGCTCAATGTGAGTCTTGAAAAATTCCCAAGTGCATCCAAGAATTTCACCTGATTTACTCGTCTTCTTGTAGCCGCCTCTAATAATCGACTTGCAAATGAAAGTTCTGAAAACCCGAGATAACTTAAGCACCGGGTCGGATCTCATTCGAGCATTTAGGTTCGATTGAGCTTGGTCTTTATGAAACTTTTCTAGGCACTCGGAGGAGCATTGCAACTTGTTCATGACGCCATACTCAGGCGTGAAGAACACGCCGCAGCACCTGCAAGCCCTCTCTGATCTATCGCCTTGTTTGGATTGCCTCGAAACGTTGTTAGTTCTATTTCTACAAACATCAGAGCAGAACTTATTGTGATGCTGTGTTTTCTCAAACATAAGACCACAACACTCGCAAGCAGAATCTTTTTTGCTTTTGAATTCGTATGGCTTGCGCGGTGTCTTCTCGGGTTTTGGATCGCAAGCGAAACAAGCAAGCCTTTGCTTTCCATTTGAAAAGATTGGTTTCTCATGGGTGCATTTGCCACCTTTGTGAGCATTGCACCCAGAACCTCTTCCAAAAAATGCAGCATTGCACGTTTTGCAAAACTTAGGGCTTTTGGGGCCAATAAAGTAAAATTTAGAACCCTCTACCGGCTTCCGTCCAGCACCAGGACGTGCGCCGCCACGTTTTTTCTTTGGCGCGTCAACAGCGGCAAGCAAAGATAAAAATCCAAACGAGTCACAACTAAGGGGCTTATAATTTTCTACAGGCACGATGAACTCCGCACAGTTTGTTTTGCTTAGAAGCCCTGCTGGAGTCTCAAGTCCTGCGGGGCTTCGTCAATTATAACTTCGCTACCTGTTGTTTGACACCAATCTAGGCGGCGAACTTGCTCCAAATTTACCGGCTACAGCCTTCTTTGCGAGATCCTGCTTTTCATCTTTGATACCTCCGTCACCTTTTTTCAGGTGGCAATATTGAGCCGCTGTTTTTGCGGCATCAATGCGGAGTCTGTCCTCAATTTCGTTATCGTTCATTACGGACAAAAGGAACTCTAAAGGCGTCTGTGCGCCATTGGTTGCAATAGTTAGCTTTTCCTCTCGCTCTTGCGGCTTTCGTCCTGCACCAGGTCGAGCGCCACCACTGTTTTGCCGTGGCCCGCCGCTTTTCCCCTTAACTCCTGCCATTTGATGATTCCTAAATCATTTGCTGATTCTCTTTGCAAGGGGGATATTACCTATTGGTGCGAAACCACTAGGTTAATTTGGTTTGAGGAAATCCAGAGATTTACACCGCCCCCGACCTCTCTTTCGCTTCCCGCTTAGTCTTAACCGCGTGGCAATCGACGCACCTTATTTTCAGGTTGCCATCGTCGTTGCTGCCACCTTGCTCTAGCGGTGTGTCGTGATCTATCTGGTTGCTTGCGTGGACCCTGCCGCAGTCACAGCATTGGTAGCCATCCCGCAGTAGAACCCTTCGTCTTATCGCCATCCATGTGTCACCCCGTATGCGCTGTGTAGCGCCTGCCTTGGTGTCTAGCACCTTGACGCGGTTGACGTTGATAGCCGTTAGTCGCGGCTTGAGCATCTTGATAGCCATTGGACTTACCTTTCGGCTGGCTTTCTGCCATAACGCTGCGGCCCATACGTTGCAGCTTGCGGGAGATTCGGCGCATGGGTTGCGCTGTTGGGTGTCCCGAGTGCGCAGCATGTGGGCATGTAGCCGTGATGTGTGGTTGCGACTGCGAGACATAATCGGACGTAAAAAAACCCGCTAGGCGTAAACCTGCGGGTTGTATTATTTGCCGTCTTTCCGGCTGCCATCGGTTTGCTGTCGGTTTCAATCGCCAGCCTTAGCCTTTCCAGGCCATTTGCATTTAGCACTATGGGGCGCCCAACCGAAACCCACGCTCTGTTGCCTTTCGGCTGTATCTGGTGTCAGCTATGCCGGCGCAAACCGACATAACCAAGCATTATTCGCTATGCGTGGGATTATTACCACATTTCCCCATTCTGTCTACATTTATTTTCATGGCGCATCTGGCAATGGCATCCAGTGTGTTGGCTCTATATAAAAAGGAGCGGCGTATGTTTCTTGCCCATCGTAAATCCAAGCCCCTTTAGCATCGCGCTCTAGCTTCATTACCTTTCCTCCGTCATCTGTGTCAACCCATAGTAGGCACTGGCCGTCCTTTGGCGCTGTTTCAATCGTCATCCAATCACTCATCACTTCCCCTTAGTCATAGCCCACACAAGAGCCACTACCCATCCTATAAACGTCCAGCCTAACAGCACATTGAGCGCAGCAATTGCGCCTGTGTTTGTGCGTTGCTGAACGGCCGCAATGATTGTTGGCAGCATGTAGAGCAAAGCAAGCCACGTTACTAGCATTACTGATTCAAACATTATTCGACCTCTTGAGCGTGGATTGTGATGTCTCGCCCGCCATTGCTATCGATCTTTATGTCTCCGTCTGGCTTATGCCCAGCCTGTTTGAGCATTCCCAGCGTAAGCCCAACAAATGCGCCTGTCAATATTGATAGCGTACCTGCGGCATCTTCGCCGACTGCGTTTTCAATTGCTTCGCTTAGTTCTTCAATTGCATTCATTACTTCACCTCTTTGTGTTGCTCTATTGCTTCATTGATCAGCCTCTTAACCCACTTATCCCCTCCGCGCTCTATCACCTTAGCGTGTACCGGTAGCGGTAGGCGTATGCGGATCACTTCGGTAGGCTCAGACTTTGGCCTACCTGCTTTGCGCTTGTATGTCATCCCCCTACCTCGTATGCCTGAAAGCCAAAAGCGTTTGCAAAGTTATTCTCTCTTGCTGAATCGTTCGCAGAACCTTCAGTTTCAAAAAGCATTGGATCACCCTCGTCATCGACAAGTGGCAATACATGGTTTCCGCTCTGGCTGTACATCATCACAAACCATTTTCCTACTGCGCTCATCTCATTCTCCAGTGAAGCCCCGAAGGGCTGGTTGATTTAGGAGTTTGCAATCCTGAATTTAATTTTGAGTGCAAACACTTTGAAGTTCCATTCGTTTCTGATGCACTTCAAGGCTTCAATTTTCTCTGCACCATTCACTGCTGACGCATAAACGCGAACATCGCCAATGGAGTAAGAGCCGGGCGCGCTTGGTCGCGATCCACTCTGCCAATACAAAACCAAAGACCTATCAGCTTGTAGAAAACTTATCAGTTCGCTCGTTTTTTTGATCGGATTATTCATTTTGCGTCTTTCTGTTGGTGTGACTAAAGTATAACCTATTTACAAGCACAACAATACATCAACACCAACAAAATAAACAATTATTTTTCAATCAATCGCTCCCTTAGCCTGTTTAC